GAATCTATGTCTGAGGGAAACGAAGACTTTTAGCCTGACTCATATAAAAAAAAACTCCCCCATATTTTTTCCCCCTATAAGGTTGACAGAAACCCCCACAGAGGATATAATAAGACTGTTCCCAAGTGTATCAGAGAGAACACCCCATGCCTATCATTAAAGAGAGAAAGAAGTATCCAAATTGTCTGAGGTATCCTGGAGGTAAGTCAAGGATTATCCATTATCTCTTCAGACAGAATATGATACCTTCACAGGTCAAGGAGTATCGGGAAGGGTTCTTAGGTGGTGGTAGTTGTGCACTTGCATTCTCTACGATGTATCCAGGGACTCCTGTATGGGTGAATGATCTTTATTATAATCTGTATTGTTTCTGGACACAACTACAGAATAACTCAGATAGTCTCACAAATCGTATATTAGAATTAAAAGATAAAGCTTGTGTTGCTACTGATGTTACTGAGTTAGAACAGAAACACAGAGATCTCTATGGAGAGATGAGAGAGTTAATCAATACTTCTACAGATCCACATGATCTTGCAACCGCCTTTTATATTCTGAACCGGAGTAGTTTTGGGGGATTTACAGAGCAAAATAAAAACGCGTTTATTCGTGACTCTTATAAGAATACAATCTTTAACCAGGTGAAGATTAAAAAATTACCGGAGATTTCATCTCTTATACAACCATGGAGGATTACGAATGGGGACTATCGAGATTTGATGACGGCTCCTGGTGAGGATGTCTTTGTATTCTTGGACCCGCCATATTTGATTAAGGATATGTTATATGGTAAGAACAAGGAGATGCATACGGGTTTTATACATGAAGACTTTGTTAAGGCTTGTAAGGATACCCCACATAACTGGATGATCACCTATAATGAACATCCATGGTTACGTGAACAGTTTGCTGATTATCATATGGAAACATTTGAGTTTCGGTATTCCCTTGCACATCGTAAGGAGAATGGCAACAAGAAAGAAGAGTTATTGGTAATGAACTATCAACTTCCGCGTGAGTTGGAAGAAAATAACATTCTTTCAGAACTACTAGATAACGTGTAACCTAAGGAGGTTTCTATGTTGAACAAAGTGTATCACATCTATTCAGATGACAAGTGTCTACATCACAATCTGAACGAGGATAGTTTCAACGGTCTATGGGAGTATTATTTTATGGAAGGAGTTAAGTGTACTTATGAAGTATGTGACGCTAAGGTACTAGAGGAGTCTAGTTACTAATGAAGATGAGTACACAGAATATGAGTGTAGATACTGATAAGGGTCTCTCATTCGTAAAGAAGAACACTGGAGGGGATCCTGGACCCCTCCCAGTCCGTCCTAATAATGTATTCACACCTAAGGAAAGAGAAGAACTAAAGGAGATCTTTCATGAAGTTCTATCTGAATATGGACTTGTGAAACGGATTGACTAACAACTAAATATCGTATACAATAATGAATGAAATGGAGTGATTAATTAACTCATGGCCAAAGGATTTACAGTAAAAGCAGCAAAGCCCAATACTACTAAGAAAGCTAGTTCAGAACCTGAATGGGATATTGACGCAATTAAAGAACGAATGCGTGGTAAGACAATTGTCTTCTGTCTTCCAGGTCGTGGATGTTCATTCACTTTCCTGAAGAACTTTGTACAGTTGTGTTTTGATATGGTTCAAAACCAAATGAGTATTCAGATCTCACAAGACTATAGTTCCATGGTGAACTTTGCTCGTTGTAAGTGTTTGGGTGCTAATGTACTTCGTGGACCAGATCAGATTCCCTGGGATGGTAAACTAGAGTATGACTATCAGTTGTGGATTGATAGTGATATTGTCTTCAATACAGAGAAGTTCTGGCAACTCTGTGATATGGCAATCCCAGCTGAAGGTGAAGAGAAGGAGATTGTCAGTGGTTGGTATGCTACTGAAGATGGACGTACTACATCAGTCGCTCACTGGTTGGATGAAGATGACTTCCGTAATAACGGTGGTGTCATGAATCATGAGATGGTTGATGGTATTCAGAAACGTAAGAAGCCTTTCACTGTTGATTATGCAGGGTTTGGTTGGTTGATGATTAAGAAGGGTGTGTTTGAACATCCTGAGATGAAGTATCCATGGTTCGCTCCTAAGATGCAAGTCTTTGAATCTGGAGCAGTTCAAGATATGTGTGGTGAAGATGTATCCTTCTGTTTGGATGCTATCGAAGCTGGTATTGATATCTGGTGTGATCCTCGTATCCGTGTTGGACATGAGAAGATGAGGGTCATTTGATAAACTGTCACAGAGGGTCCTAGGATCCTCTCTAACCCCTTTATAATATACAAGTAGACATAACACACTATGGCAAAGTTCAAACGTTCATTGATGGGTGGAACCTTCATTGAAACCAAGCCCAAGAAAACACGACAGGGTTCAGGACAACATACCAAGTACGCATCTAGTTCTAGTAATAACAAACCTAAACGATACCGAGGACAAGGACGTTAATATTAAAGACCCTACATACTAGGGTCTTTTTTTATTGCGTATGGCTTCTTTGATTTGTAATCTTCCTGCAGTAGAAGTGTGGGTAAGAAAAGAATATCTAACAGATCATCAATCTGGTCACGGAGAGTTCGTAAAGGGTGTCTGGGTGTCTTGTAAGAGTATGCCAGGACGTGCATTCTACTTTGAGACATATCTCCCAGAGTATGCAGCAATGTATGATAAACTCCCTATCAGTGCGTTTGTATCAGAACCGGAAACACCTACTCCAGATATGAATCTACCTAACTTACAGTTCTGGAACTGTATGGATTATGGTGTAGTAAGTATTACAAAACAGTTCATTGGATCTATGGATTTTGAACTATATACAAGAGATCATGATATTATGAAGGGTACTTACATCTGTACCATTGATAACTATCATGCAGATCCAGATGTAATTGATTATGCAACATCTGAGAATCCTGCTGAACATAAGTCTCATAATCTGATTGAGTTGGATAATGGTCAATATGCCTTGTATCCAAACAATCGTATGAGAATCTTTGACAATAGTCTTACACCTGTAGATCCTAAGATGCCTGACTTTAAGGTATCAACTCAATACTATTCTGTAGAGAATGGTTTTGATCGACTAGGTATGGGACGTGAAGATGAATACTTTTGGAAAACCGCTAAGGAGAGAGAAAATGAGCAACCAGGAATTCCTAAGGGAGATCGCGAATGATGAGAAAAATCCTCGACAAATGAAAAAGGTGAATACAGATGGACTCTTTGAAACAACTGATTGTTCTGACCCTGATCATATCTGTACTTGTGGCTCTAAACAGATAACACTAACTGAGGATTAGTGTTCTAAATAAGGTAGATTTGTTGTATCAAATACGTGCCTGCTGAAAGAATTAGCAAAAAGTTTAAAGACATCAGTGCAGTCTTTGAAGTCAATCCGTTAAACGATGACTTGATTGTATTGAGAAACTATAATGCTGTTGCTCGTTCTATTCGTAATATAATTTTTACTTCTCCTGGTGATAAACCGTTCAATCCATTTTTTGGATCTAGGGTTTCTGAGTTGTTATTTGATCCTATAGATCAAATTACCACACTAGCAGTTAAAACAGAAATTGAAGAATCTATTAAAAACTTTGAACCCAGAGTAAATCTGGTAGAAGTTCAGGTTGATCCTTCACATGATGATAATGAATATAATGTAATTATTAACTATGAAATCATAGGTATTGACGTTGAACCACAACAACTCGCATTCGCTTTAGAGCTTACCAGATAAATGCCTCTAGTAAATTTTAGTAATCTAGATTTCGATCAGATCAAGGCATCCATTAAAGATTATCTTCGTGCAAATTCAAACTTCACGGATTATGACTTTGAAGGATCAAACTTATCTACGATAATCGATACTCTAGCATATAACACTTATATTACTTCATACAACACCAACATGGTGACGAATGAAGTATTCATTGATAGTGCAACATTGAGAGAAAATGTTGTATCACTATCTCGAAACGTTGGATATCTTCCTAGGTCAAGAAAAGCATCCGTAGCTAATATTTCTTTCATAGTAGATGCATCTAATACCACAGCAACAGCTGTTACTTTAAAATCTGGTATTGTATCAATTGTTGGTGAACCTGGTAAAAAAGCATATACATTCTCAACTCCAAATGATATTACAGTTCCAGTTGACTCTAATGGAATTGCAAACTTTACCAATATTGATATATTCCAAGGCACATTTTTAAAACAAACTTATACAGTATCATCACGTAATAAAACACAAAAATACATCTTACCCAACTCTGGTATTGATACCTCTTTGATTCGTGTAAATGTAAAAGAATCACAGGCTTCAACCGTCACCAGAGTGTTTAAACAATTTGATAGTTTGTTTGAGGTAGGACCATCTTCCCCTGTGTATTTCCTTCAAGAGATTGGCTCTGAAAGATATGAGGTGATGTTTGGTGATGGAACATTTGGTGTGGCACTACAAGAACCAAACTATATTGAAATCAACTACATTAAGTGTGATGGTGGTGATGCCAATGGCGTAACTTCGATGAGATATGCAGGAACACTTAGAGATAATAATAACAACACAATCACCGGTGGTGTATCATTAATCACTGTCAATCAACCATCTTATGGTGGTAGTAGTATTGAAAGTGTAGAATCAATTAAGAAGTACTCAACACAGATCTATTCCTCACAGAATCGTGCAGTTACTGCTGGTGACTTTGAGGCAATCGTTCCTACCATTTATCCTGAAACCGAATCTGTTTCTGCTTTTGGTGGTGAAGAACTCACACCTCCACAGTATGGTAAGGTATTTGTAAGTATCAAGCCAACCAATGGTGTATTTCTTTCGAGTACAATCAAAGAAAATATTAAGAGACAGATTAATAAGTATTCTGTAGCAGGCATCATTACTGAAATTGTTGATCTTAAGTATCTGTATGTTGAGACAAACTCTAATGTTTATTACAACTCAAACAGAGCACCCAACAGTAGTTTTGTTTCAAGTCTAGTAACACAAAACTCCAATATATACGCTAATTCTACTGAGTTAAATAAGTTTGGGGCAAGGTTCAAATATAGTAAGTTTCAAAAAATCATTGACGAAAGTCACGAGTCTATTACTTCCAATATCACAACTGTAGATATTAGAAGAGATCTTCAGGCTACAATGAATGTATTTGCTGAATATGAAATTTGTTTTGGTAATCGTTTTCAGATTCTGAATCATGGACACGGTACACATAATGGATCTATTGGATACAATATTCGTTCCTCAGGTTTTAAGATTAGTGGTATATCTGATACTGTGTATCTTGGAGACAATCCCAATTTTGATTTGAAGACAGGAAATGTTTTCTTATTCAAACTCAACTCTCCAACTGAACCAGTAGTCCTAAGAAGATCGATTGGAACTATTGATTACTTAAAGGGTGAGATTAAACTCAACCCAATCAATATTATTTCTACTGATGTGTATCGTGGAACTAATCTGGTTGAAATCTCAGCAACACCCTACTCGAATGACGTTATTGGATTACAAGATCTGTATCTTCAATTAGACCCCTTCAATATGAAGGTAAATATGGTAACAGATAGAATTGAATCAGGAAGTGATGTTTCTGGAACAAACTATCTGGTATCCTCAAGTTACGCAAATAACTTGGTAAGAAGAACTCCAATAGTTTCTTCTTCTACATCTACTGATTCTGATGACTCTGGAACAACATCGATTTCTTCTAGAGTTGCTGTAACACCAAGTTACACATCACCAACTAGTTCAACATCATCATCGTCAACTAGTTCATCATCTAGTTCATCATC